ACGACAGGAGCGCCAGAGGTGCCAGCGGTGGCGCTTCCGCTGCCGCCGGCACCCATGCTGCCGCCGCCGCCACCGCCACCACCCGCAGCAGCAGAGTTCGCACCGCCGCTTCCGCCGCCGCCACCGAATGCGCTGATAGCGTTGATGCCGCTCGAGAACGTCGTTGTGCCGCCGATGCCGCCAGCGCCACCGGACAGACCAGAACCGCCAGCCGCACCGGCCGTACCGCCAGCGCCGACGGTGATTGATTCAGTCGCGCCGAGGTCGGCCGCCGCGTAGGTGCGCTCGATACGCGCGCCGCCACCGCCGCCACCACCGCCACAGCGAACGACTGCGCCGGTCTGCGAGGCACCACCACCACCGCCGCCGCCGCCACCGTAGGCAACGACGCGCACGAATTTCGGGGTGAATGACGTCGGCTTCGTCCACGTCGCCGCGCCTGCCGTGGTGAACGATTGCGTATCAGTCATCGGCGCAACGGTCGGCGCTGCCCATGTGGCATCGGCGCGCAAAAACGTCGTCGTTCCTCCACCGCTGCCAGGGACAACGCCCTTTGCGCCAGACGTGAACGTGTCGAGATTTTGCGAGACCTGCGTAAAGGTAAGATCTTCGACTGCGCCAGCCCCGGCCGTGAGTCGTCCTTTGATTACCGACGTCGAGATGTTGGCAAGTTTTGCGTTGCTGACAACGCTGTTTGCGATCGTCGTCGCCACCGTGCCGACGGTGGTTGTAACGTCGCCGGTCAGCGCGGGCATACGCGCAGCCGCAAGCGTGCCGCTCGTCAGATCCGCAGCGTTGCCAGATGCGTTGATCGTTACGGTGCTATTCGCGCCGCCGTCGGCGATCGTAATGCCCGTGCCGGCGGTCAGCGCACGTTCGCCCGTCAGCGTAGCGTTGTTGCCGATCGTGACGTATGCAGCGTTTGTCGGCGCACCGCCGCCGCCACCACCGCCACCGATCACGCCCGCGTCGATGTCATCCTCGATTGTTGCGAGGCGAGCATCGATCTTGCGCGTTTTGTAGCGGTCAGCGCCGTCGGTGCCGCGCTGCGTGGAGTAGGCCACGGATCAGCCCACCGCCAACGTCGCCGGCAGAGCGCCGGTTCCCATCGCCTGAAATTTCACGACGGGGAACGCGCCGCCAGCCTGCATGGTCGCGCGGAAGTCCGCCGACGGAAGCAATGCATACATACAGCCGCCGATCTCGGTGCCAATCTGCAACGACACTTCGCGCGCCGTCGAAATCTGGCCCGCCGCAACGTCGCTGCCAAGCATCGACACAAGTTGCGGTGCGCCAGCGGCGTATGACCCGTTGTCGATGGCCTCAGGCAGCACCGTCGACGCGTCGCCCAGATAGAGTTCGCCTTCGATCATGAACGATTTGCCGTCGCCCGTGCCGCACACGCCGCCGAGCTTGCCGTTCGTCCTCGACGATGTCTCGCGCATGGCGGTCGCGCAGTTGTACGTGATCGACGCGTTGCGCAGCAGGAATTCCACGCCATCGAGACGGAAAATCGCGCCGTCGTTGACGAGCGGATTTCCAGCGGTCGGGTCAGCATAAGCGGGATTAGCTTCCGCCACGTCGGACCACGTCGTCGGCGAGAACGTCGACGACATCGTGACCAGACCCGTGTTCGGAACCGCGATGTTCATGCTCATCGGCGCGCAGCCGAAATAGTCGCGGCGCCAGTCTTCGCCTTCAGCGGCGAAAAACGCGTGGATGTGGCCCGTCACGCTGTCCGAGACGTCGTACACCGCGAGACGGTAGACGGTTGCGGCATTCGTCGGCGTTCCGCTGTAGGGGTGCTGCAACGTAACCGACGTGGTCGTGGCACCGCCGCCGGTTTCGACGCGGCCAATCTGCAAGCCCGACGACGTCGCAAACGCGATCACGGCGCCGTTCTGCACGTTGGCGGCAGCGGTGAACGCCACGACGCCAGTCGACGGCGTGTGACCCGCAGCGGCGATCGTCGGCGCGGCACCGGTCGTCGCGGGCGCAGCCGTGCCGAAAAGCGACTGCAACAGATAGCCCTGTTCGAGCTTGGTTTCCCACGTCGCGACAGCGGCGCCGGTGTTGGAGTTGACGCCCTTCATTTCAAGCACCACCGAGACGTCGGCGGTGTCCTGCGCACCGCGAATGTGCGGATAGCGACGACCACCCAGCGACTTCAACGGACGCTCGATCGGCGTGCGCTGGCGAGGGAGGAACGATGCGCCGTCGTCGGTGATTTGCAGTGGAAAGAGCGAACCAGGCGTGCCGGTGAAGGTCGACGCGTTGGTATGCAGCGCATAACGCAGGGTCTGAAGGCGCAAAATGTCGGTCATCGCGTGAACCTCACTTCAAGGGTAATTCGCAGTCGCTTGCCGCCCTCGACGTCTTCGACGACGAACGGGGCGATGTTATCACCGGCGGCGGACACGGCGATAATCGTTGACGTCGGGCGCTGCCAGTTGGCCGAGTTTGACAAGGCGCGGGTGATCTCTACCGCGTCTTCGACGATAGCAAGATCCATCGTCGCGCTGTCGACGTCGAAAACGTATTCCACGACGACGTCGAGCGAGACGACGTAGTGCGTTGTCGTCGGTTGGACGTGGCCCAGCGCGTTGCCGCGCTTCACCGACAACCAGAAACGACGGCTATCCCCGACGGGTTCGCCCTCGCTGCCGTTGTCGTCGTGCTTGAATTTCGGCGGCAGCCCTTGGCGCTTCACCGTCGGGGCGACGGCGCCGACGATGGAGACAAGCACGGGACGCGCGGATGCCCAGCTCATCGTGAGATCCGAAGGAAGCGCGGCTCTTGCGATCCCGGTTCGGGCACGTTTGGCGTCACGCTAGTTTGCGATGCCGTAATGAAATCGATTCTGTCCCACGTCGTCTGTTTCGTCTGCTCGTAGGTGGCTTCGAGACGTTGCACGTATTCCGTCGACGCCTGTGGCCACTGGCGCGCCAGGTGGAGCACGACCGCTGCCGCGTGCATCGGCAACACGAGGTCGTCAGTCATGATGTCTTCGTCGAGCACGCCGCGAGCGGCGAGCGATGGCGAAACCATGACCTCCCACGCAGCGTTGATCGCTTCTTCCAGCGTCGTGTCAGTCGCCGACGCGAGCTTGCGGACGACAGGGTAGGTTTGTGTCAGTCCCGTTGGTGTCAGTGCGATCGACGTTAGGCGACGTACAACGCGGAATGGCTCTTCCCATTCGCGCGTGACACCATCGACGACGGCGCGAAAAAGCACATAGCCGGCGCCGGTTTGGTTTGTCTGCGTCGACGTGAGCGCGACCGTGATCGCGATGCCTTTGACCGTCGAGCCGTTGGCGACGTCGCACGGCAGCGGCTCGGCGAGGCGAAGTTCGTTTGATGAACCGCTACGCGTTGCGACGACAACGATCTCGCGGCCGTTCTGCGCGTCGGTGATCAGATAACGTCGGCCAGAAATGATTGCGACCGATGCCGCCAGCGTGATCGAGTCGCTGCCCTCTTGATGCGCGCCTTGCGTCGTCGTCGATAGACTGTCGATTGTCGCCGCAACGTAGGCAGTTGGATCGTCGGATCCGTTTGCCGCCACGCGTCGCGCCGTCGCCGATGTGGCGACGTGAGACGTCAACGTCCCGTCCGCGTGAAGGCGCGGATAGGACGTGATCGTCTCCGTCGAGTTCAACAGGACGCGCAGCACCATGACTTACATAATAGCGCGAACGCCCGCCGATGTCGACGGTCCGCCACTGCCGCGCGCGCGACGCTGGCGCCGCTTCTTGGCGGTCTCCTCTTCCTCGCCTTCGTCATCCTCGACGTCGTGCACTGTCACGGGTGATGCGCTGTTGAGCAGGCGAACGGAGACGACCTTGGCGACGACGGCGCCCACTTCCATGCCAAAGCCTACGGCAATGCACTCAAGGATCGTAACGACGATGTCGATCAGGTCCATCACGCCCTCCCATCGTAGCACTTGCCATCGCGCCAGAAACGCTGCGCGGTGTAGATGACGACGTCGGCGGTAAAACGCCCACTTTCGCGCTCGATGTAGAATTCTCCATGCCCCTGCGTCCATCCAGTCGGGCCTTTCAGGTAACTTGCCTCGTCGACAGGGCAGAGACACGGGATCCCGAAACCGCCGCGCACGTGCTGCGACCCTTCGGGGCCGGCGACCGGGATCGTGTAAATCTGCGCGCGGTGACAGTGGCCAATGACGAGCGAGGTTCCATAGCGCAGCAGATGTTGCTTCGCATAGGCGTCGCCCGCGTAGACGCCGTGGGTGAAGCCCAGGTGTCCGAGCTTGAACACATCACCGTACTTCGTCGACGTGATACCAAAATCGATCAGCCCTAGCGCCGACTGCCACGTTTCGCGCCCGCGCAGCGTCGGTGCCTTCTTCGCCACGTAACGCACGTAGCGATGTTCGTGATTGCCCTCGACGTAGTGGATCGGGCGTTTGCCCATGATCTTGCGCAGGCGGGCGAGCTCGGCGCGGACTGCTTCAACCTCGACGGCGAAGTCAGGTGCGGGCGTTCCGTCCTCGTGCAGCGAGACAGACAGGAAATCGGCGAAATCGCCGTTAATGATCAGCCGGTCGGGCTTGATGTCTTGCAGGCGCGCGAGAAACGCACGCCAGGCAAAGACGTCGTGATAGGGGACGTGCACGTCAGAGCACACGACCACCAATTCGGCGTCCTTGCGCGCCCATTTCTTTCGCGCTGCCATGATGCCCCCTAGGCTTTGTGAACCGCTCGCACCCCGCGCACGCGGTAGGTCTTGACGCGCGTCCCCCACGTCGTCGAGCCTTCAAGCCTCACAGCGTCAAGTTGTGCCTCACGCCCCGTCGCTGGATCGGCGTAGATGATGCGCTTGTTCCCGCTGGCGTCGTATTCCTCACGCAGCGCAAGGACGAAATGGTCGCCGAATGCGTCGCCGCTATGGTCGACATGCAGGATGGCGAGTCCGCCAGTGCGGAAGGCCTCGCCAATCGAACCGCGCAAAAGCGACGGCTCGGCCGCGTTGATCTTGTAGTCGGTCTTCAGGCCTGCCAACGCAGCGAGTTTGCCAGTCAATGCCGACGAATGCAGGAACGCGGATTCAGCGATGCCGCGTCGATTCAACATCGGCGGCAACATTTCTACGCCGGTCAGTTCGCGCGCGGCCTCGCAAAGGCAAACGAGCATGCAGCCAGACCCGCCGATCGTGCTCGGGCCATAGCCGAGCACATCCGCAGACCAGCGCGGATCAGCCTGCCTGTATCGGGCCGGCATCACTTGCCGCCCGGCAGCTTCAGCTTCGTGATCGAATCGGCGATCACGTCGGCGGCGTCGGCGGCAGCGTCGTTGCTCGGGTCTTTGTCTGCGTGCGCGCGCTTGGCGTACGACCGAAGCATCCCGACGACGACGTCACGCGCGAAGAGTGCCAGCAACATCGCGGCAATGCTGGCGGCACCGTGAGGCGAAATCAGATCCTTAGTGAACATTTCAAGCATGGGAACGACCCTCCGAAATCTTGTTCAATGCCGCATCGATGCGGTCGAAGCGACGATCGAGGTCGTCACGCAGGCGATCGACGGCGCCACGTACGGCGTCAAGCGATTCCTTGCTCGCCTTGTCGCTGCGCACCTCGGCGACGAGTTCCTCGAGGCGACGGACGCGCGCCTGCAAGGCTGCCCACGACGCAGCACCGCCGGTAGCGGCAGACAGAATCCCGATCACGATCTGTTCGGTCACGGCACGCCCCCATCGACAGCAGAGAGGTCGAAAGCCTCGGTGCGCTCCTCTGGCGAAGGTCCGCCACCCCACTGCACCGGGGCAAAGACCGGCGCGCTAGGCGTCAGAATAGCCGCCGCTGCGTCGAGCGCGCCTTCGACCGCCGCGTCTCCCGTGCCGGTCAGCGCCTCGCGCCACGAACGAGCCTGCGCGCGCGTCATGGCCATAGCGACCATGCAGCCCGCGTCCTTCGGCATCGTGCGAAAGCCGCTGATCGCGTTGGCTTCCATCATGGCGAACAGCGCGCGCGCGGCTGCGGCCTCTGGCACGTCGAGCCCCGACACTTCGCCAGGACGATCGCCGCCCCCCTCAAGCAAAACGGCGCATTGATCGGCGCGCGGTTCAGCGATCAAGACGCAGTCGCCATCGGGCGGTGCACACTCGATCGTGAACGAACCAGACGGCGCGAGCAGCGATGACAGCGCGGCGAACCCACCGGCTACGCTGCCGCCGACCAGAACGAGCAATCCGGCGATTTGGTTTCGATTCATGGAGCCACCGCGGGCGTCACGACGGACGACCAGAGACGCACGCGCGAAATCAGACACATCGGCGCCGCCGCCGTTGAGCCTGTCGTGCCGAGGTAGAGAAACGACGACGCCACGGTCGGCAGCGTGGCAAGCGTATCGGTGCCCGTCGAAGTGCCGTCGTAGAACGCTTCGATGCTGTTGGTCGCCATCGTCTGCCGCAACTTGTGCAACACACCGTCGGAGACGTCGCCGCTACCTGCAATGATCGACCACTGCGCCGTCGTTACCGTGCCTTCGCCGACAGCACGGTCAGCCGTCGCGTCGATACCGAGTCGTGCATAGTTCGCCGTTCCTGTTCCAACGCTCGCGAACGTCGACGAGGTGGCCACATCCCACGACGGGCAGAGCACCTGCACGTCCATCGTCGATGGGTCGCCCGTGTAATGCGACGCGCCGTCAAATCGCACGTCGTCGGCGTTGCGCGCGACACTTGCCGTCGTCGTCGCCAAATACGACGTCATCGTCGGGTACGCTTCGACGCGCACGCCCCAGAAGCCGCAATCGGCGGTCGCATCGGCGTCGGTGTACGTCGTCACGCCGTCGGACGGAGCGCAGAGTAGGTCGTGGTCGTGCAACGCAGCGGTGCCCGCGTAGGCGATGCTCATGCGGCACAGATTGACGTCGGCGACGCCGTCGCCCGTGGTGTCGATGGGCCACCGTTGTGCGCGAGCATGGATGACGCCAGCCTGCACGGTCTTGACGGCGGCGGCGCAGTCCTCGCCGACGGTACACGAACCCGACGTGCAGGTCGCCACATCGAACCACGCGGCGCCGCTGACGATGGTGTTGTCGCGCAACACAGCGAACGTCTGCGCGCCGGCCTTCGCCCACGCCGAAAACGTGTGCGTTGCTGCCGTCAGCGTGATCGACTGTCGCAACCCGTGCTCGGCGAGGCTGTTGTTTCCGTCGACGTCATCGCCCGTGACGGTCAGGTCTGCGCCAGCCCACGCATCGGCGAGCACATTGTCGCCAACGGTGATGGGCGTCCACGTCGTGCCGAGCGTCTGCGATTGAAGCGCGATGTTCGACGCGGCCGGCTCGCTCATGTAGCCGGCGACGGCGGTGCCGCCTGAATAGGTGCGACGGGCGATGCGTGGGAGGGTGCTGCCGTAGCTGTATAGGTGGCGCACGTTTCCGTCGACGACGTCGACGTTTGCGCTCGTCGCGCGCGTAAGGGTTGTGGGTGCAGCGGTGCCAGCGGCAATGCTAGGCGTCACGCCGAATGCAGTCGCAACACGAGCGCGCGCAATCGCCGCCCATTGTGTCGGGTTCGTCGCGCCGCCGGCCATGCATTGCGGCGTCCCCGACGGACACTTCCAAATGCGCATTGATTCAATCGGGCCGACCGCCATTGAAGACGACGCAGCACCGCCGATGTTGAACGCCGTTGCGTTCGACAGCGTCGTCGACCGTGCGCTGACGTTGACGCCAGTTCCTGCGCCGGCATTCAGATAGAAGATCGCGCCGTTGGTCGTCGCCTCGTCTCGGTCAACGAAGACCATCGCATGGGCGAATTGTCCTGCGACCGTTCCGGCCGATGATACCGACGTCGTCGTCGACGCGGTGCGCATCTCGAATGCATAGCTGTTTGCGCCGCTGCTTTGTCGCAGAGCATAGCCGTCGGTCCCGGCAAGGCCCTTGTCGAAGACCTTACCATTGGCCGTCGACGTCGACTTGAGCACGAATTCAACGACGAAGTCTTCCGTCGTGATGTCGCCGACTGACGACGACGCGGCCGCATGGGTCTTTGCCGTCGCCGAATAGGACACGCCGCGCTCGGTCGAGTCGATCGCGTGAAATGGCGTGTTGATGGTCGTCGTCGGCGACGAGCCCGTCCCGGCTTCAGCGAGTGTGACAGCACCGCTGCCGTCGCGGCATGACCAGTTGGTGCCCGAGATGCCCTGCGCATCGCACGCCAGTACCAGCGTCATCGACACGCTGTTGACCGTGAGGCTATCGCTCAGGTCGTTTGGCGTGGTGTAGCCGGCGACCAAGTCGAAGCTCGGCGATGGGACGACGACGCCGACGGGCGGGCGAGAAAATCCGCTGTCACTACCGACGACGAACGACTCCTCGCCGAGGACGAATTGTGCGCGCGCGCCGCCGGAGAGCAGCGCGAGCGCGGCGATGAAGCGCCAATGGCGGCTCACTGCGCCGTCACCAGGAAGCGGCATTGCAGCACCGTGGTGCCGGCCGTCGTGATGCAGCGTTCGGGCGTCTGCACGTTGGCCCCGAAACGGTCGCCGCTCGCATAGTCGACGCCGTTCGACGTCGTCAACGCGGAGCCGCCGCCGGTCTTGCTGCCGACGGTCACGGCGCCCTTGGCCGTGCATTCGTACGAGATGAGGTTGAATCCGCCGGTCGGTTGGATGGCGATGCCGCCCGCCGTCGTGTCGCACGTGATGCGCTCACTGCGCGGGAAGGCGGGGCCAACCTTGACCGCAGCGTCGCGCACGGCCTCGATGACCGTGGCTGGCATACTGAAGGCGTAGACTGCGCCAGCGAACAAGAGCACGCCAGCAGCGAGGATAAGACGGTTTCGCATGGGCTGAATTTACCCCACAAAAGGGAACGCGTCAAAGCGCGACGCTCGCCATCTTTCGACAGCGGGCGTCGTGTCAATTCTCGACGAGGATCAGACTTCGCCGATCTTGACCATCGCGAACGACGCGCTGCGGATCGTGACGGCGTTGCCGTTCGTCTGCACCGCAAGGCGGATTTCACACGTATCGCCAACCGCCGACAGGTCGACGATCGCATACGCGCAACCAACCGCACCGCGCGCGGCAGTGGCCGGCTCGGTCTTCAACGCCTTGGCGCCCTTGGCGGCGGCGGCAACGCCCGCTTCTTTGGCGTACACCTGCACCGAATGAAACGACGAGTTCACGCCGATCGAATCGCCGATGTTCGCAAGCACCAGGTACTTGCCGCAGCCGGCGGGCGTGGCAACGGTGGCGACGCCGGTTCCGACGGCAAACGTCAGACCGCCGCCCGTGGTGTTCTTCTTTTCGGTGAAGAGAGCATTCACGATGGCTTGCGGCGTTGCAGCCGCAGCGACCGTGATCGCAAAGCCGGTTGCATCGTCGACGTCGACGAGCAGGGCGTTGTGAGTGCCGCCGGTGTTCAGTGCTGCGAGAGACATTCTGACCTCCTAGTTCAGTTCCCGCCTTGGCGGCGTTCACGGTTGACACGCTCGGCGGATTCGCGCGCGATCTTGCGCGCCTGCTCCGACGAGAGATTGGTTGATTTCTTGATTTGCTCGGTCATCTTTTCGACGACGCGTTGCGGGACATCCTTGTCGCTCATGCGCTGGCCTTTCGCGGTGCAGTCGTCGACGCGACGTTGCGCACGAGACCTTGAATCGAACGCGCGATGTCGCTCGACTGGAGCTGCTCAAGCTGCTGATCGGCAAGGCGCTTGGCCTCGACAGACTCAGCAATGAATTTGGCCTGCGCCTTCTTCCACCGCGCCAGCATTTCTTCGCTGTGCTCGCGGTTGATCACGTCGTCTTCGAACGCTCGCCACTCATCGCCGTCGGGAATGCTCGACGGCGGAACGGGCTTGTTGAAAACGTCAAACCACGGGCCCACGCCATCGACAAGGAAGATCGGCAAGACGTGCTCTTTTCCGTCGACGTCGACGGTGACGCGCTTTTGCAGCGCACGCATAAGCGCCTGACGATTGCTCGTCGGGTTGCCTTCCTTGTCGATCCCGTAGTCGTTGAATTCGACGACGTGGGGGTCTTTCACGCACTTCAACTTGATCGTTCGTCTCACTGTCGCGCCTCATTCGAGGGAGAGAAAGAGAGGGGCAGCGGGATTGCTGCCCCTCTCACGGCGATCACGCCGCCTTGTAAATGATTTTGATCCCGTGCTCGTCGGTGTGCTCGCCGACGGCCCAGCACCAACGACCGACCGCGAGCAGCGTGTCGTCGGCAAGGTCGTACTGGAAGCCCAGCGACGGCGAGTAACGCTCGACGAGTTCGCCGAAGCCGCGCACCGAGCCCGGCGCGCCGGTTTCGCCACGACCAGCGACGATCAGCGCCGAGACGCGATCGACACCGGCGTTGGCCGTCGACATAACCGCCTTGTTCGCGGCGTAGATCGGAATCCCGGCGAACGAACCACGGAAGCCGTTGCGCGACGCATCGGGGCGGTGATTGAAGAACGCCACGTCAGCGGCCGACGACGCGAAGATCGTCGACAGCGGGGCTCCCGTGCCGGCGACGGCGAGAGCGCGCAGATCGCCCACGCCCTTCTCCTCGAGGATGAAGACGGCGTCTTCACTTTCGACGTTGTTGCTCAACAGCTTCGTCAGCGCATCCAACATCGTCGCAAACGACAGCGCCGTGTTGGTCGTGCCCGACGAGCCCGACAAGCCGGGGAAGAGCTGGAGCGCGTCGGTCTCGGCGCGCAGGTAGTGGGCCTGCATGACCTCGGCCATCGCGTCGCGAACGAGCGGGAGCGCGGCCGGATTGCCCGACTGAATCGCCGACAGGACGGCAGCGCGGTCGTAGCCCGTGGGCAGCGCGAGTTCGATCGAATCGCTCGAAAGCTGCACACCCTGCACCTTCGTGGTGGGCGTGATGCTGATGTTCGACTGAACGCTGAACGTCGCCGGGTTCGAGAACGCCAGCGCCTCGGTGTCGTCGACGGCGGCGGCGAGCGCGTTCTTCTTGCGGATCTTGCGGACCTTCGTCGAGGCGCCAGCGATCGACGCCTGATTCATGAAGGGAAGCACGACGTACTTGCCGCGAAGCGGGTCGAGAGCCAGCTGGCTCATGACCTCAGACAGGATCCAATTAGCGACGGTGACGGACGAGGTAACGGCCACGAGAGCCTCCTAGCGCCTTTCGTGGCGCGTTATGCGTTAGGCGCCTTGCCAGCGCCCGGTGCGAACCGAGCGATGCCAAGGGAATTGGGTTGCGCGCGCCCACCGAGGACGCCCGCAAAGAATTTGGCGACGGCGGACGGGTCGCGCGCCTTGATGTCGGCGAATTTCTTGCCCGACGGGTCGGCGAGTGCCGCTTCGATGTCCGGTGCAGTCACGCCAGGCGGAGCACCCATCGCGGGAGCGTTGCCGACGGCTTTCGCAGCAGGCGCAGCAGGAGCCGCGCGGAACGCGGCAAGCACCTTGGCCTTGCTTTCGACGGTCGCGGCGTCGGCGTAGAGAGCGCGCGCGGCCTCGGGCAAACTGGCGGCCTCGGCGTCGAGACGCTTGGTCTCAGCTTCCTCATGGGCACGCCAGCGCTGGGCGAGGGGCTCGATGCCCTCGAGCTCGGCGAGTCGGCTCTTTGCCGTCTCAAGCGCCTTCGCCAACTCGCCCGCGCGCTCGGCTTCTTCTTGCGCCTTCTTGCGCGCATCGCGGTCGGCCTTGCGACCGGCGGCAGCTTCGGCTTTCAGTTCGGCGAGTTCGCGCGCAGCCGCGCGCAGCGCGTCGAGGTCTTCGGCGACGGGAGCAGCGGCAGACGTCGACGTGGTCGCGGCATCTGCCACGGGCGAGGGGTTAGGCGCGCCTTCGGGGGCGGATTGGGTGGTCATGGCACAATCCTACAGCATCGCTTACATAACGCGCAAGTCACGACGACAGCTTGAAGGCGACCTTCTGAATCTCGCGAAAAAGCATCTCGGTTTGCTCCTTCGTCAAAGCCAGAAACCGACGGGCTGGCGTGTGCGCCGTCCCGTAGTGCAGCCAGTGGGCGACGACGTTATGCGGCGGCGACTGTTTGCCGGTGCGCTGCATCGTGAACGACCCAGCCGTCTGCTTTCCCTTCGCCAACCGCTTTTCAAATCGCGCAAGACCGCCCGCCTTCGGCTTCCACACTGGCGACGTGCCAGCGTCAGGCGCGACAATGATCACAACGCGGTTGTCGTTGACGTCGGCACCGCGTGCCTTGACGCTGTTCAGCAGGCCACCCGACAGACGCAGATCGACCTTCGGCGATTCGCCACCGCGCAAGAGAAAATCGATGTAGCGATTCGAGTACGGCGCGAATTGGTTTCCGTTGGCGTCGACGCCGCGTTTGGTGCGCTCAATGATCGCACCTGGCACAAGCGCCTTGATCACGGCAGCGACGGCGCGGCCGTTGAATTTCGGCATACGTGGACGACGGATAGGAACGATGCCACCCATTAGGCCACCTGTAGCTGCTGGCGCAGTCGATCGGTGATGTCCTCGCCTTGGCCGTTGGCGCTCGTGTCGAAGACGCGATACCCCAGCCGCAGCGCCTCGTCCGTCGGTGTCGGCGCCCACGAATGGCGGCAATTGTAGCCGCCGCAGTAGTCGGGCACGTCGAGGCCCTGGCCGTTGTTCATGCCCGACGGCTGCGTTACTGCCTTGCCGACCCACGTCTTGCAAAATGGGCGGTTCTTTTGGTCGCGTGGCCCGACGTAGACGTAGACCAGGTCGATGCCTTCGTCGGCGGCGATTTGCGCTTCGGCCATGACAGCACGTCGACCGACGGCCATGATCGCGGCATCCACCGCCGCTTGCGCTTGGCGGTAGGTGGTATCCATCTTCGTCGACACATCGGCGACGATGTCGCCAAGGCTGCCGCCGGACAGCACACCGCGCGCGACGGCTTCGCGCATCTCGCGTTCGGCGCCCTTGAAGACGCGCACGACGTCGGCGGCTTGGCGCTCGACGATTTGGTCTAGTTCGGCGCGGACGTCGAGCGAGAGCGTAGCAGGCGCAGCACCGACGACGGCCTCAACCGCCGCAAGAGCACGGATGCCCGCCACGCTGATCGCATTCTCGCCAGCCTGTGCCAGCCGATCCGAGATCTGCCGGTAGACCGCTGCGGCAGTCTGTCCTTGACGTCTGACAAGGCTGTCTTCCCCAGGATTCGTGTCGAGCTGTAGCAGGATGCGAAACAGATCGCGCTCTAGCGCATCCTGCGCGGCGCGCAAGTCGAGGATCGCTTCGTCGGCGACCGGGCCGGCGAGGTCGGCGCCGCTCACTGCTTAGTCTGCCCCGCAGACGTCTCACGCAGCGACGTGAACGGCGACCCAGAGACCGACACATTGGCGAGTCGCGCCGCAGGGGCCATCGCGCCGCGCGATTGTTCGAGGTGCGCGAGCGCAGCGTTGCGATCGGCAGACAGCCCGAGCATGACGCGCGCGTCGGCCTCGTCGATGATCTTGGCGGTCAGGAGCTCAAGCACGCGCTGCGTCTTCGCTGCGTCGTCCTCGTAGCTCTTCGCGACGCCCATCGTGACCTGTGGCGAGCACCCATCGAACGACGCGGGCGCCGTCGGGCTGAAACGTGCGAGCAGATCGAGCACGATCGGCAGCACTTCGGATTCCTCGAAGTCGGCAAAAACGGGGCGCTGCTCGGCGATGCGTTGATCGTGCGGCGCGTTGGCGATGATCTTCGCCACGCCCGACTGTGGCGCACCAGGTGTCACGGCGTAGGCATCGGGGCTGTTGCCACGGCTAACGCCCAGCTCTTGCAGGTCGCGCGTCGCGCTGGCCTCAATCGCGGCATGGTTCGCCGACGGCGTGAGGTATTGCAGCGTCTCGCCACTTCCGACGTGGATCACGCTGTCGGGACCGCCGATCAATTCCTTCGTTTCGCGCATCGTCCCGGCGTAAAGCGCCTGTGCGTGCGCTTGCAGGTTGATCACGTGCTGGCGGTTGCTGCGTGCGACGTTGAGATTGTCGACGTTGACGGCGACGTCACGATCTGGTTCTGGCCACATTCCACCCGACGGTGCTTCGGTGCGCAGGAACGCGACGGGCAGACGGCCTTCGTAGACCTCCGACGGCGTCGACGTCTTGCCATCCTCACTCAACCGACGCTGCGTCCACGGCGCCCACGTCTGCACCTGCCCGCGATCGTCCTCGGTCCACTCTCGTGACCACACCCACCAGACGTCACTCGCACCGTCGGCTTGTTCCTTTGCCTGCCGAATGGCGCAAAACCAGATCATCTCGTCTTCATCGGGCGCTGATTGGTGCGTGATCGTGACGACGTCGTGGGGCCAGTAGAGATGCGCCACGCATTCGCCGTTATCTGCGGCGTCGATCTTGCGATAGCCCAGCACGACGACGGCAGCACGGGCACCGGTTGCCGCGCGGCGCTCGACCTCTGGCATAAGCACATCAAGCGCGAGATCGTCGACGGCCTCGGAGAATGCGACCATACGCGGGTCGTCCTCGGCGAGCGGCTGCCCCGCATCGTCGACCAGCTCGCGCTTTGCGGGCGTCATGTAGACGCCAGAATCCTGCCGCGCGAAGAAACGCAGCCAGTTCACCGGGTCGATCGGCATCGCCGCACCGGTCTTCGGGTAGGCCTTCGCCAGCGCAGTGCGGATGATCGCCTGTTGGTCGCCTGCGTACCGTTGCGCAAGTCCCTTGACGACGATGTCGTAGTCTGCGGGGCGCTGCTTTCGGCCAGCGTCGAGCAACGCGCGCAATTGGTCGGGTTGCCATGCGCCCGCGTCGTTGCGGATCTGCTCGATAACGGCGTCGCTGGCGGCGTTCGCGAAAATCATGCAGCCATGTTACCACGCGCGCGTGGTTATGTAAGCGCCGCCGCAATCCTTGCCTTGGCTACGTCGACGTATTCCGCTTCTCGTTCGATACCGATAAATCGGAAGCCCTCAAGCACGGCTGCTTTTCCCGTCGACCCGCTACCGCAGAACGGATCGAGCACAAGCCCGCCACACGTCGACAGACGGCACGTCGTAGTCCCATCGCTTGCCCATGAACGACAGACCGTAGGGTGGATCGGTGACTACGGCATCGATGCTTCCGTCTGGCATCGCTCGCAAGACGTCGAGGCAATCGCCGTGCTCAACGCGCCGTGTCGGCGCCGGCGCGGCAAAGAGTTCCGGTTGATTCATCCCACGATGCCCCATTCGTCGGTGGTCGTCGTCGAGGCTGTCACGTTGGCGCGCGGTCGATGCACCGGCCATTGCCAGTGACAGAGATAGCCGAGCGCGTCGATGCCGTGGTCGATGTCGCCCCGCTTCTCGGGTTCGCCGTTCTTGTCGAGCGCCTGCGTCTCGAGCGCCTTCGTCAGCACCGGCGCCGCATCGGCGTCGACCGTCACGCGTCGATCGCGAAACAACACGTTCAGCGTGTTGACGCGGTCGACGACGGGCGGATTGGCGCGCCCATGCACCGGCCGGAAGCCGGCCTGCAAGAGCAAATGCACGTCCGACAACGACGACGTCGAGCGCAACGCGGTACCACTGGCGTCGACGTAGGCAGGGATCCGCATGGCGTGGACGTCTGCGCGAGAGACCCTGCGCCCGCGGGTGCGCTCGTAGTAGCGCGCGATCCAATCCGCCACGCGCTCGGCGTGCTCGTCCGTCGTCGTGCCACCTTCCTTGACGACCTCGCCCACGACGTGCGCCATACGCCGTGCCTCGTCGACTTCGGCCACGATCCAATGCATGAAGCGCACGTTGAAATCGCACCCGATCATGATCCTGCCCTGACCAGGTTTCACGATCGGAGTCGCACAATGCACGCGACGATCGAACCGCCCATACACACGACCGCCGCGCGCGGTGCGCACGCCTTCGAGCTTCTCGCTGATCGCCTCTGCCGTCCCGAGTCGCGCCTTGCTCTCGTCGACGTAGCTGGCGGGAAGGAATGGGTTGTCCGTCGTGCGGATCACATACGCGCGCGTCGACGGCGAGGGCTTGGCAAGGATCAAGTCGTACGCCGGCCCGTAACCTTCGGGCGTGCCGGTCAGCAGGATCTCGAGGGCGTCACCCACGCGAACGCGCGACATCGCGGGGACTAGCGCCTCCGGGTCGCACAACTCCCATTCATCGATCCACGCGCCGACGGCGTTGATCCCTTCCGTTGACCTCGGCCTGTCGAGCGAGCGACACCAGAGCTCGAACCGCTTGCTGCGACCCACCTCGAACACGTGCGCTTGCTTCCAGTGTTTCCACGGCACAGCCCATCGGTCCAGATTCTCTTGAATCGACCGTTCCATCACGTCACGCACCATCGGGTAACTAGGCTCAGTACAGAGGATCGGCCCGTCGTGGCCAGCGCGCAGACCGAGGTCGAGGCAGTACGCCACGCCGAGCGACGTCTTCCCGCTGCCATAGCCGCCACTCACGACCCTGATCCCCGGCCCACGATCGGCGAGCACGGCAAGATGTCGTTCGCCAAACTGTGCGACACCTCGGACTGTCATCCTTCGACCACCCAGCGCACGGCTTCGCCCTCATCGTCTGCAACGTCATAGGGCAACAACGTGTCGTCAAGGCGTACGAGCAAGTGCCAGCGCCCAAGCCAACCGATCGGAACGGCCAGCCGTTCGACGCGCGACCCGATCCGCAAACTATGCGCCGTGCGTCCGTGCCGCAGATAGGACATGATCACGCCAGCCCCCGATCGGCCGACGTGGGCGCGCGTTCGTCGTCCTCGTCGTCCGTGTGCGCCTCGGCGATGTCGGCGCACGTCAGCAGCAGCGTAGCCAACGCGCGCGCGGCATCTGGCGAAACGGCGAGCTCGAGGTCGAGCAGCACAAGCACCACGCTCGCCCCATCTGCGAGCGCGCCAATCCCTTTGCGTCGTGCGGCACTCACTCTGCCGCCGTCGACGTCACGACCGACGGCACGAAGTCCACGGTATCAACCTTGCCCTCGTCGGGCGTCAGCGGTTGCGCTTCGGGAATGCGGCCAAGGTTGCGGTCGATGATGATCTCGACGGCTTTGATCGCAATCTTCTCGTCGTCCGAGCGGGCCAGCGCGCGCAAGCGATCGAGCGCCTCCGGCATCATCGACGCAAAGATCGCCTGCGTCTCTGCGCGCGTCAGACTGCCAGGTGGCAGCTTCGGCCGACCAGTGGGATTGCCGCTTTGTCCCTTCTTGAACGTCACGCTGGCACGATCCTTGTTTTGACTTGCTAGCAAGTCTCGACGACAAGCCTACCAGAAAACAACAGCGGGGCACCATGCCCCGCCGTCGTCGCCCGCTGGACTTGCCGTCGGTTAGTCTTGCACGCCTTTTTGTGGCGTTCAAGACAACGCATTGACGAATTTTCCAGTTGCAGCGCAGCGATAAAGCATAACTTCCACGCGGCGCTTGCGTCCCTCGGCCGGGGCGCTTCCAAGATAGGCCTTGCCATCGAACCCTTGCGCCACAAGGTGTGCCGCGAAACGCGGTCCAATGGCGCAACGTCTTAGTCGTTAGAAAACGAAGAACCAAAGGATCTTACAGATCCCCTTTCTTCCTTCCTAACTACCTACCCACCCTCTAAAAAAGTCTCCCCCTGTACCCCTTGGAAGGAAGGAAGAAAGATTTTCGAGCGCAGGCAGACGCCTTGACTCTACCCGATCACTCAACGAGGCGCAAGACGGTGGCTGCCCTCCCCTTGCTGGCGCGCTTGGCTATTTCAAGTCGCTCCTCTTCAAGTAGCCGCCGACAGGCACGCTCGACGGCATCTGCGGAGAGCTTGCGGCAAGCCCGCAATACGTCGGTTCTGGTGGCCCATCCGTCCGCGTCCGCGTGGGCCATGATCGCCGCTTCGACGGCCGCAACCTGCCCCGCCTCGTCATCCCACTTTGGCGCGCTGTGGTCCCGCAGCGACCGCGCCACGATCGCGCTAGATGCCTCTACAAGCGCGATCGCCGTCCAAGCTACATCCTCGGTCACTACGGGCCACGATCCGGGTTGCTGCCGCAGCACAGCGAGCACGAGCGACAGCCGCGTCGCCTGCTCTGCGCACCGTCCGAGCAACGCGGGCGGCACATCTCCCGCTAGCGGCGTCCGGCGCCGGTCGTCCAGGTGATCGGCGTAGTTCGCAAGGACCGCCGCCCCACCCGCGTCCTGTACCTCGTCGGGCACATACACCCGGATCGCATCGCCCGCTTTTGTGTCTCCGTGTGGGTTGGCGCGCACCCATTCCTCGTGTTCGATGCGCCAGCCGTCGATGGCGCTCGCCACGGCCGCCGGAACATCGCGCGCGGTTGGCGCCGGCCGCTGGCGCTGCGGCAATATCGAGAGCGCCTCGACCCAGAAATGGCGCCCCATGAAACCGTCATCGATCGCGAGCTGCCCGACCGCGTCGTGCAGCGCAGACGGCGTTGACGACCCGAAGATCGATAAGGACGGCGCAACGAGCACCCGATCGGCGCCGCCACGCGCTACCGACGTCGCGGCGCGGTAGGTTCCGGTTCCCTTCGTCGTCAGGTCGAGCAGCAGCCCGCGCATCTCGCGTTGGTGTCCGCTGCGGCTGTCGAAAAGCGCTTTCAGTCGCGGGCCATATTCGTCGAGCACGAGCAGCAGGCCGTGACCCTCTAGCGTCGCCTGCTCGATGCGCGCCAGCGTCGACACCGTCGACGAAAGATCGTTCGCACCGACGAGCGCCGCCCATGATCGTTCAAGCGCCTGCGTCAGCGCACCTTGCGGTCGCCCCTTGCCGTGCGCCGTGTCCGCCACCGCGCACACGATCTGCGCCGACGTCGATCGCTCGTAGACCCATCGCCGCCCGCACATCGCGGACCCGAGTGCGATCAGCGCCCCGATCGCAAGCCCCGGTTGCGGGTACTCGGCGCCGGCCATGACCCACGCCGGAAACGAGTCACACAACCCGCCCAGCGCGCGCACCTCGTCGTAGACCCGCCACGTATCCGCGTCGTCGCGTTGCGGCAGCCGCCGGAACGAACGCGGCGCCCGTTTTGTCGGTTTTGTCGTCGTTTCCTGCACTTCCCCATCGTCGACGTCGTCGGGTACGAGCGCCAGTGAGGCGTCGCCGTGGATCTCGGCGCCGTGGAATGGGTCGTCGAGCGACGACGAGGCGAGCAAGTGCCCTGGCGCATGGCCCTTCGGATCCGGCTTTGTCGATGCCTCGCGCGCCTTGTGTTCGAGTTCGCGATCCGACCACGGTGGAGTGCAGCGCAAATTAAATTCACGCAGCACCTCGAGGACGTCGCCCTCGTCCAACCCGAAACCGGTAGCACACGCGCGCGCAACTGCCATCGTCGAGCTATGCCCACCCGCGCCAGAGATAGCGCCAGGCATACGCGCTACGTAGGCCCGCGCGCGACGCATCGCCGTGTCCCGGTCGCCTATCCGTGCCGACGGCAGGACGAGCGCCCGTTGTGCCTGTACGCTGGCGCGTTTGTAGGAGCGCATCGCATCGAGCACCCACGTTGGGATCGGTGCAGGTTCGACGTCGACGAGAATTTCGTACTGCCGCCCATCACCAACGACCGAACCAGGTGCGAGCACGTATCCACCATTGCCCCGCGTGTCGACGTCACCATAACCTAGGCATTTATCGGCCTTCTGCGTGTTCCGCAGCACGTCGTCGTCGTCGAGCCCGTCAGGCATTCGGTAGTAGTAGTGCGCGCCCCCCCGTGGCGTTCCGACAAGCATCGTCGGGTCCAGACGATCGTGGATCGGGTGGCCTCCCTCGCTGTCGACGTCGACAACGAAGAGACCGCTTCGCCGCCCCGTCACGATCGCCACCGGCGCCTGCGGATACTGCGCCCACATCACCCGGATCGTCGCCTCGTCGGTGCTTGCCCGGTTCGGCCAGTCTTTGATGATCGGCCGTTTGTTCGCGCCCGTCGGAAAGACGGGCCAGCCACGCGCCGCAAGGGCCAGCGCAACGTCTACGTGGTTCTTCATTTCGTGATCTCCCTTGTCATCCCTTGCACGCCAGCGAGCGAGCCGCTAGCCTCTCCCCTGTCGGTCACGTCGTGGTCTCCGACACTCCCTCAGCACCCACCGTTCGCGCGGTGGGTGTTGTCTTTTGCGTAAATCATCCGGCGCACCTGCTGCGCGTGGAACACCTTGGACGTGCGCGCGACGAACCCGCGAGCGGCGAGCTCCGCGGCGACGGCACGAAGCGAAAGCCCTGTTTCGTAAAGTGTGCGGGCCTGACGGATGGTTGCTTGTTCGCCCTCGTGAGGGAGCAGGGTCACGCCGTCGTCTGCGATGGCGTAACCATAGGGGCGTGCCCGCCAGTTTTCTGTCCGAGTTGCGCTTTCCTCTTCATCCCTGCTTTTGTCAGTGTCGCGTGATGCGTCATGTCGCGTGAGTGAACGAGGCCATGACATCGACCGCAAAGCGAAATCGTCTTTGTTCCACCAAGTGACCGCGGGACCACATGGTGATTGTGTAGGTTGCTTATGCTTTCACACTCAAAACACTTGTTCACTTCGTCACCTCAAAAAGGAAGATCGTCGCCATCCCACGGATCCACACTAGGTAGGATCGGATCCACACTAGGTAGGATCGGCTCGTCGTCCTCGCCCGGCTGGCGACCTTCCGCGAGCAGCAGTCCGATCACGCGCGTGTAGTCTCCGTCGGGCTTCGTGCGAATCTTGAGCACGCGGCGCATTTCACCAGCGCGTAGACGCTCGACGGCTTCGGCTACGGTATCGGGCGCTCGCGTTCCCACGTTCGTCGCCCACCACTTGATCGCCTTCTCGCGCGCGAATCCCGCGTGCTCAAGGCAGATCCATTCGCTCGCGATTTTCTTCGGCACGCTCGTCGCCTTGCCGTCGTCGGCGGCAAAGTAGTCGATCCGCAGCGTCGGCGGCGCGTCCGGTGCGCCCTTCTTCGTGTGGCGCACGAACGCCACCTCGCCCACGTCGTGCTCCGTCGACGTTTCGCGCTTGCCGCCGATGCTGCCCGTCGATAGCACTGGCAGCGACGACGCGCGCTCGTTCGCTTTCTTCTCCGGCGGCGGGAATTCGTGGTCGCACTCCTTGCAGATGCGCGCGCTCGCCGGCTGTTCGGCGCAGCACTGCGGGCACGTCTTGATCGGTGCATCGCCGCCGCCTTCGCTTTTGCGCTCTTTGATTCGCACGTCGTCGACGGGGCCGTGGCGCGCAATGTTGCCCCCGTAATCGAGCACCAGGCAATCGCTCTTCCCATCGGCGACGCGCATCCCGCGCCCGACCATCTGCACCCACAGCGACGCCGAGCACGTTGGGCGAACGACCGCGAGCACGTCGACGACCGGGGCATCAAATCCGGTTGTGAGCACGTCGCACGACGCGATGGCGGTCAGTTCACGCCGGCGGAATTTCGCGATCACCGCCTGCCGAACGATCTGTTCTGTCTCACCGACGATCAGTTCGCAGGAAATCCCGCGCTCGATCATCGCGTCGCGAAGGTGCGCCGCGTGCCCGACGCCAACGCCAAAGAGCAACGCCGACGTGCGCCCGCCTTCGCGTATTGCCGCCGCCACGTCATCGGCTACACGTTCTGTCACGCTGGCCACGTCAGCGGCCAGTTCAAGGTCGCGCAAGACGAATTCGCCAGCGTTGCGCCCGACGGCGGAGATATCCACCGTCGCCGACGCGTCGCCCGTCACGAGCGGCGATAGGTAGCCTTGCGCGATCAGGTCAGGGATCGCGCAACGGTACACGATCGAGGCGAACAGCGCGTCACTGCCCTGCGTCAAATAGCCCTGTCCTAGCCTGTACGGCGTGGCGGTCAGACCAACGACGCGCAACGCGGGGTTGTCTTTGCGCAACGCATCGACCAGCCGCCGGTACTGCGTCCCCCCGTCGGGCGAGATCAGATGCGCTTCGTCGACGATCAGCACGTCCACACGGCCCAGAATGGCCGCGCGCTTCGCGATCGATTGCACCCCGCAGACCGTGATCGCTTTGATCGATCGCTGCCCTAGACTGGCGCTGTAGACGCCGATAGGTGCCTCGGGCCATACGCGCCGACAAGCCGCCGCGTCTTGCTCAATCAGTTCGGCGCGGTGTGTGGCGATCACGACGCGACCGCCGCACTCCTGCACGATCACGCGGGCAAGTTCGCCGATAATGGCGCTCTTGCCACCGCCCGTTGGCACCTCGACGAGTGGGTTGGTTCCTCCGCGCTCCCAGTAGGTGATCACCGCGTCGATCGCTGCGGATTGGTAGTCGCGCAGCTTCATCGCTTCACCTCTGCAACGCAGATCGTGTCGTTGTGTGCGCCACCGTGGCAAACAAGGAGAATTTCAATCATGCGCCAGCCTCGATTTTTGCCAAATCCAACCGACGACCAACCAAAGGACAACGCTATTGTTCCGCTCATCGCCAGCCGATCCATCTTGTCTTTGCATTCGGAATACAGCGCCGCCGTCTGGCTTTGTCGCATTCCAAGATTCAGCCCCGCGCCGTCGTAACACTCGGCCATTTGTCGCGGAGAATACGGTGGATCAAAAAGCAAAAGATCGGCAGTCAACCCTTGTGCCACAAGCTCATCGAGCCACGCTTCCGACGTTTTGCCGCTATGACGCAGATCATTTCGATGCGTCCCGATTGTCGATGTTCCGGCAAACGGATCGACGATCACGCCCTTTCCGTCGACGTATGACGCAACAAATGAACGGATCGGTGGTATCTGAAACGTCCACGGCGAAGGCATGGCCCACGCGCGCGACATCTTGATGGATTCAACCTCGAAAAAATCGGTTTGAATCACGGCGCACCCAGCGCCGCGACGAGCGCCGCGACAACCCGATCGCGCACCGACCAATCAAGCACCTGCCCCGACCGCAGCCCGTCGAGCGCCTGCGTTGCCGCGACGACGAGCGCGTCACGGTGGGCGCGCGTCAGCACGAGCTCGGTTCGCAGCGCGTCGATTTCTACCCTGCGCCAATCCTGCGGCGTGATCTCTTGCGCGACCGCTGCGCTCCACCGGTTGATCTGATCTGCGTCTGTCATGGTCTCTGCCTCCCATCGCGGAGGATCCGCGTTGTGCAGCCACCGTAACGCGGATCTGTTCTTTTGTCAATGCAACGGTTGACACGACACCGGATCGCGGCTAGAGTGATCTCACCAACCACGCGCTGCCGAGCGCAAACAACGGAAACGAGACAATGACCACGATCAACACGACCATCACCACGAAGTCCGGCCGCATCGTTCGCATTCGCGTGCAGCCTGTCGGAATCAACCACGGGTTTTGGTCCGACCTTGTCGCGCGCAACGGCCGCGTCGTCGCCGAGATCGGATGCTACAGCAGCCGCGAAGCCGCAGAGACCGCCGCCGCAGACCGCGCTGCTCGCATCTGACACCGCGCACATACGGAGACCACGATGACCAACTGGCACACCCTGCACCCGATCGTCCGTCGCGCCATCCTGCGCGAAGCATTCCGACGCGGCGTCGACATCGAGACTTTCTACGCCACGATCAACAACCACTGAAACGGAGACCACGACCATGTTGAACAAAAAGTCCCTCGCCGACGCCGTCGGCAAGCACGCCCCGAAGATTTGCGTTTACGGCGCCGCTGGCGCAGGAAAGACCACCCTCGTTGCCAGCCTGCGCGGCAAGGTTCTGATCCTGTCGGCCGAAGCTGGCTTGCTTTCCCTCGCTGGCGCAGACCTCGACGCCGACGTCGTCGAAGTGCAAAGCATCGAAACGCTGCGCGCCGCCTACGCAGAGATCAAAGCAGCGCCCGACGTCTACGATTGGGTCGTGCTCGACAGCGTCAGCGAGATCGCCGAGGTCGTGCTTGCCAGCGAGAAAGCAAAGACCAAAGATCCGCGCCAAGCGTACGGCGCGCTGCAAGACGCGATGCTGCAAATCATGCGATCGTTCCGGGACCTGCCGTGCGGCGTCTATTTCAGCGCCAAGATGCAGGCGACGAAAGACGAAGCGACGGGGCGCGTCAGCTACGGAATCGGGATGCCAGGCACCAAATTGGGCGAGCAGATTCCCTACTTGTTTGACGAGGTCTTTCGTCTCGTCGTCGTCGACGAGGACGACGGCAACGGCGGCAAGGTGGCGAACCGCTACTTGATGACCGCCACCGACGGCAAGAGCACCGCGAAAGACCGCAGCGGTCGCCTTGACGTTTACGAGCCCGCAGACCTCGGCGCGATCGTGGCGAAGATTGGCGGTGTGGCGTGACGAAGAAAGACAGCATGGTTGGATTGTTGCGGTTGCTCGTCTCGACGAGACTGGAACGAGCCGCCCGCGAAGCCCTCGCCGCCGAGGAAGCGCGCGGGGGCTGGCAAATCCCGGCGTCGATGGTCCCGCCGCCACCAGACACGTTCACACGCAGACAGGTTGAGGTGATGCTGCACATCGCCCTCACCGTCCGCACCGACGAATGGACGACCAACAGCGTCGACGAGCGCGTGGCTACGCTGCTGGCCATGTTCGCGAAGGAAAAGCCATGACCCGAAAAGCGCCCGTCAACAAAGACACTTGGTTGGAATACTCCCCCAACTCCGCTGCGGCCTTTGCGATAACTCCGGTTTCATTCGCATCGGCGATCGGGTTCTACCTTGTTGATGGAATTCATGGGTTACGGGAATGCCGATGTCGATGCTTGCCGTACTGAACCTTGAGGAGATCGCAAAAGATTACGATGCGTATGACGACGTCGACGCATGGCGCAACGCCGGGAATAATGCCTGCGAACGTACGCGCAGGGCTCTTGAAAAGATTACAGCAGGCGACGACGCATAACCGCCCGCCGGAGCGTATCCGGCCCAGCCTCACGCGGGGATAGGCGCCCGCATCACGACCACAACCAACGAGGATCACATGGCGAGCGATTGGACAAACAACGACAACGACGGCAACGACACGGCGCTTGGGTTTTCTCTTGCCGACGTCGACACGACCCCAGAGCTTCTGCCGCCTGGTGTGTACCCGGTGGCGTGCACGCGTGCGCGTGTGACGACGTCGAAGAACAACCCGTTGACGAAGATGGCCGAGCTCGAGGAAACCATCATCGACGGCGACGGCAAGGGTCGCAAGATTTGGTCGCGCTACATCGTGGCGCACGAAAAGTCGGAGGTCATGGCGCGCGGTCGCCGCGACCTCGCGATGGCTGCGCGCACCTACGGCGTTGCCGGTGACGACCTCGCCGATTTTGTCGGCCGTGAGTGCTCGGCCTCGGTCGCTGTCGAGGCGGGCAAAGACGGGTACGCCGACCGAAACAAGGTGACGAAGCGCACCGCGTCGTCGACCTCGAGCGCGCCCGCGCCGAAGGCGAGCGCGCCAGGTGCTGCAAAGCCGGCCTCTGCTGCTGCTCCGTCGTTCCTCACCCAGCGGCGCGCCACGCCGAAGGTTCACAACGACGCGTGACGATTCCGTCGCGTGTGGCCCCGAGCGCGACAACCCGCAGGCATTTCGCAGGTGGTCGTATGCTTGGAGACATCGGGGCATTTTCTAGGAGATGAAAACGTGATCGAACGATACCGGGGACCACGACGAATCAGGCTCGACGGAGAGCGCCTGTCGGCACTCAGGCAGAGCAAGGGCCACGTGCTTGAGTACGTCGCGAAGGCGTGCGGCGTAACGCGCCAAGCGGTGCACCGATGGGAGACCGAGCGCGCGCTGCCCGACGACCGCGCGATCGAGCGGCTGATCGCGGTGTTCGGAATCGAAGACCTTGCAAAAGTTCTTGACGTCAAAACATGGGAGTAAACATGGAACCAGAAGAGATGACGAAGACCTCGATTGAAGAAATCTGCGACCAAGTCAGGACACTCGCAATGCAATGCGCGCAAGCGCGCCACGTCGCCTACGACGCGATCGTGATGCTTGAAATGCTCGTCCCCGCTGGCGTTCTGACACCGATGGATCAGATTGCCGTGACGCAGCTTCGAAAGCGGCTTGATGCGCTTTACCCGTGGGCAAAGCGATGAGCCAGCCAGACCTCAAGACGATGACGTTTCGCGACGTAACGATCGAAGGGATGAAGCTCGGCGCCGCGCTAAACGCTCGCGTGCATTGGACGTCACGAGCAAGCAAGGTGCGCCGTGAACGTCTCGCCGTGCGCGCTGCACTGGCGCACGGTTGGCGGCCAGATGTCGAGACCGCCAGCCCGCCGACGACGTGCACGATGATCCGCATGGCGCCGCGTGCTCTTGACGACGACAACCTTGCGGGCGCGTTCAAGGCGATCCGCGACGAAGTCGCCGCGTTCTTCGGCGTCGACGATGGGCCGAAGGGTCCGATCACGTGGTGCTATGAACAACGCAAAGGCGCGCCAAAGCAATACGCCGTGTGCATCCGGCTTACATGGAGTGAAGCATGACGACGAAGAAACCACGACGAAACTACAGGGACGTTAACGGTAAGAAGTTGCCAGGCGTGACGACGATCCTCGGCGTGTTGGACAAGCCCGCGTTACTGTGGTGGGCGGCACGGGAAGCCGCGCAGGCTACCGCTGCCGCTATCGTCGACGGTGGGATGCCCGCCGACCGCGCGATCGAGGTCGGGAAGAAGGCGCCTTTCCAGCGCCGCGCAGAAGCCGCCGACGCAGGCACGCAGGCGCACGCGTGCGTTGAAGCGCATTACGCTGGCGAGCCGTGGCCAGAGGACGCCAGCGACGCAGCGCGAGCCTGTGCCCAGCGCGTGATCGACCACATTGCCGCGCGCGGCTATCAGGTCGTCGTCAGCGAATGGGCGGGGACGATTGGCGAATACGGAAGCGGTTTCGCCGGCACGCTTGACCTGATCGTCGAACGCGACGGCTTGCGCTACATCGCCGATCTAAAAACCGGGAAAGCCGCCTTTGATGAGGTCGTGCCGCAGCTTGCCGCCTATGCAAATATGTGGTTTTGGTACCGTGATCAACTTGGTGAAAACCCAATCATCGATCGAGGGATTGTCTTTCACGCTCCAATCGAAGACGACGTCGTCAACGAGATCGAGTTGACGCGCGAAAATCTTGATGCAGGTTGGCGCCTGTTCAATGCTGCGCGCGCGGCCTATTGGGCGCGCAAAGACGCGAAGCTCCCCGGCAAGAAAGAAGAGGACGAAGAATGACGAAGCGGATCCTTGTGCGCGGCCAAGATGTGAAAGCCCTCGTCGACGTGCTCGTCGAAGAGGCACGCGACGACGCAGCAGAACACCTGTATGCGCTCGACCAGTTGCGGGCAGAGGTCGATCGGTTAGCGCATGAAAATCGCACGTTGCGCGCTACGCTTGAAGCACGGGCGCAGCACGCGCCAGTCGACAACGCATAGGAGCAAATCATGCCAGGCAAGCGAGACGAGGCGAAATGGAAGCGGGCGAAAGACGCCGTTAGCAAGAGCAAGGGCAAGGCTGAATCGGCCTTCACCGACCGCGATTGGGGCCTTGTGCCGCGCATGACGCGCACGGAAAAACATACGCTCGGGGCTTGCATCCCCCGAGGGCTGGCACCTCGTTGCGAAGGAGAAGCCGTGACGTGCCGAGGATGCGGGCCAAGCCCCGACCCAGAGCAGGACCGCGAGCACAACGATTGGTGTCCTGACAATCCGCGCGCGGGCTGGACGATCCCCGCGTCGATGCTCGCCCCGGCGACGCCGCCCGACCACTACACCCTCGATCAAGTCCGCGTGATGCTGCGTGCCGCAATCACCCACTCGTGGTCCACCCACTTGTGGTCGAGGACGAGGCCGATCGAAGAACGCATCGACACGCTGCTCGCCATGTTCACCCCGAAGGAGAAACCATGACCGAGAACAAGACGCTCTCGCAGGAGGACTTCGTCAAGTCCTACGCCAAGAAGTCCAAGATGACCGTCGAAGATTGCCTGCGCCTGCTTATGCCGATGCCGGGGGGCTGCGTGGGAAGGTGGCCCAGACGACAACGTCGGAGCCCCCTCCCGCGTGGTTGTTCCCGCCCTCGATTCCTCCCTGCCGCCAAGCTTGGAGAGGATTCGAGGGCGTCGCCTTTTCTGCATTGCAGCAGGTCGGGCACGCCAAACGTACCCTGCGCGTCACCAGAAAATCTATCAGGAAATGGGCGGCACCTAGTCGCCAAGGAGACCACGACGTGACCGCACAAATCTACCTTGGACGCTGGCAAGATGCGCTAGCGCACGTCGACACCGTCGACGCCATCATCTGCGATCCGCCTTATGGGGCGCGGACGCACGAAGGGCATTTTTCTGGTTGCTCGACCGAGCCAGACGAATCCGTCTCGCGCCTTGGATACGACGACAAGCGCAAACGACGTCGACCGATTGCCTATACTGGCTTCACCGTTGACGACGTGCGCGCGTTCGTCGCGTCGTGGATGCCACGTTGTCGCGGGTGGTTTGTCGCTATGACGTCGCATGACCTTGTCCATGCGTACGCCGACGCACTAGAGGCGGCAGGCCGGTACGTGTTTGCGCCGTTGCCATTTGTCGAGCCGGGGAAATGCCCACGGCTAACAGGCGATGGTCCTGCGTCGTGGACGTGTTGGATCGTGGTTGCGCGTCCAAAGTCAAAGCGTTTCCAAGGATGGGGAAGTCTCGATGGTGCGTACGTATTTCCCAAGGGAACCGTTGAGCAGATACGCGAGGTCGTAGGCGGCAAACCGCTCGACCTCATGCGCGCCATCGTGCGCGACTATTCACGCCCCGGCGACCTCGTCTGCGATCCTTTTGTGGGCAGCGGCACGACGGCGCTAGCGTGCGCGATCGAAGGCAGGCGTTTTGTCGGGGCAGAGGAGAAGCCAGAGCACTACGCGATTGCGACGAAACGACTCAGCCGTGGTTTCACGCGCGATATGTTCAGCGGGGGCACCGATGCGTGATTTTCTCTTTTCCTGTGGCGTCTTCGACGATGACGACAGACCCGCGCCGAAGCTCGGGCCAGTGCGCAACATCGACGAACAACCGATTCAGGCGCACCAATGGCAATACTTTTGCCCCGGTTGCGGTGGCCTGCTCGTCGACCCGTCGATGTTGTCGGGGTTATGTAAGCCATGCCACGCAGCGAAAGAGGACGACAGGCGAAAAAAAGAGCAGCGCAAGGCAGCGCAAGAACGTGCGCGCCTCGACGTGGCGGCGATCGTGGGCAACCTATGCGCGCACTGTGGCGTGCGTAGACGCAAGCACCTTTCGCGCTATTGCGGTCAGCGTGCGTGCGAGCGCCACGAATGAGCAGCACGACGGATTACCAGGACTACGCCGACGTCGACGGGCAGACACCGGGAATGCTGCGGCATAATCTCCGACGCGCGCGCGAACGGATTGCCACGTTGATCGGGATGCTCGACGAGGAGCGCGCCAAGCACGCCGAAACGCGTACCGAGCTTCGACGGCTGCGCGTGCGGATGGATGCAGCCACACGGGCGCTTAGTGGCTGCGGCGGGCGACTTGATTGATCGACATAAGAACGATGTCGAAGGCGACGCTTGCGGTCGCCTCAATCTCGATGATGCGTTCCTGATAGCCAGGGATCAGCGGCGTGTACGCCTCGCCCGATGACGTGATGCCGGCCGTCGACATCGTCAGCGTTGTCGACTGTGACGGACCAGCCTGTCCCTCGGCGCCGTAAATGCGGATTGTGGCGCTCGCTGTCCCGGCGCCAGCCGTGCGGATGCCGCGCACGACGAGCAGGCCGCGCGAATAGGGCGTCAGCGGTGCCTGCTGAAACGGGCGCACGATCAACTTGGCGGTCGTTAATTGCTTTTCGCCTGTCGTCGTAAACGACATGATCGCCTCTTCGCCGTAGAGGTTCGTCGAGGCGCCAGTCCCCTCGTAAATCCATAGCGGGTGCTGTAGCGCATCGCCCCATGGTGGGCCGCTGCGGTCGACGCCTGCGCGCCCCTGTGGGTTCGTCGGCGTAACAATCCCGTCGGCCGCGATGGCTGGCACTCCGGTGGCGAGCTCGTAGAGGTAGCGCACGCGGCCAGCGAGACTCTGCGCGATCACGGCTAGCGCGGGTGCATTGCTTTTGACCTGCGCCTGTTGCAACGGTGCCGACGAGATAGCGCGGGAAATGGGACGGGGCATCGATACCTCAGGGTGTGAACGCCAAGCCGTAGCCGAGCAGCAGGAGTTCGCGACCACCGATCGCGCCGCCAGCCGTGTTGCGGACTTCGATTGCGACGACGTTGGAGACGCCAGCGGAGAACGGGGCAGCGGTGATCGTCGCAGACCATAGGTTCGTCGTGCCAAGCTGCGCGAAGTTGACCCACGCGCCAGTTCCGCCCGCAGTCGAGATGCGCGCCTGCCACGTTCCGGCGCCGCCCGTTGCATAGTCCAGCCCGAGCACGACGACGTCGAGGTCGCTTGAAGACGTCGAGAACGGCGGGAAATACATGATCGATCGCGACACAATCGCGACCTCGTTCGCGGCCGTGGTTTGCGGATAACGCGCCCAGTCGATCGGTCCCTCAATCGGCGAAGACGTCGAAAGAGTGCCAAGAAAGTCAGACTTTGTCGTTACGTTGACGACGCGCATACACCCGAGCGCTATTGATGCGACCGGGAATTCTAGCAGCGGCTCTGCCCCGAAGACGCTGCGGTTATGGTCGCGCGTCGTCGTCATCGTAGTCGTGTTGTTGCCGGGAATCGGAGAGCCTGTCACGTATTCCCACATCGACCCGAGCATACGATTGAGGCGCGTCAGCACCCACGCGTCGAGCGGCGCATGGTCTGCGGTCATCGCGGCGTCGATGTCGTCGGCGGCTGCGTTCGTCGGCGTCAGCGTCGACGCGTGCGTTGGGTATGGGTTCCCCGTTGCGCTTGCGCCAGGCATGGTGATGCCGTTGGACTCGCCAAGACCGACCCACGACGGATAGATGCGCCAGCCGTAGAGGTAGCCGTTCGGATCGGTCTCGTCGTAGAGCAGGCGACGCTTGACGGCGATGTATTGCCAGCCGGTCCCTAGTCCCGTCAGCGAAAATGCGCTCGTCCATGTTCCGGTATTGCCGTTGCGCCAAGGTGGGGCCTCGCGCACGTATGCCGGCGAGAATGACCCGGCAACCTGCGTCCACGACGTGTTGAACACGTCGACAGACAGCGAACCATCGTTCACCCGTACCGGGTGTACTTCGCAGTCGACCTCAAGGTTCCACTCTGAAATACCGACCGGGATGAACACCGGTAGAACGAGAATGTAGTAGTCCGACTCGATAGCGGCACCGCGAAGCATAATGTCGCGGTTGATCGTCTGCGACGGATACGGCAGGCGCATCGGGCACCCACGCCCGCTACCGCTGTGGTTGATCGTATCCGTCGCCGAATGGCCGTTTGCCCCGGTGACCTTGTCGAAGACGAGCGCGAAATCGCCGGCCGTGTTGTCGATGGTGCGCGAGTAGATCGATGCATCGCGCGCCGTCTCTGAGACAGGGACGCCAACGAACGATGCATTCTTGCGACGAGCCATTAGCGCCACCTCGGTTCGTAGTTCGTCGCAGTCGACAGCGTATTGACGTATCCGTCAAGGAAGGCGAGCGCGGCGAATTCGCTTTGCGTGTAGCCGCTTGTCGTGACTCCGTCGATCGTCGTCGCGGCAGGGTCGGCGACGATGTAGTCGACGCCGCCAGCAATCACGAACGCAGGCGCAGCCGTGATCGTGATCTGCGTCGTCGACACCAGCGAGGCAACGGTCGTCGAATGGTAGACGGCGCCGCTGATGTCGTAGATGCGTACGGCCTGCCCGACGAAGAAATCATTTCCCGGTGACGTCCCCGAGACTTCCGGCCCCGTCGTCGCGAGCGTCAGCGTCGTTCCGACGATCGACGTGATCACGGCCGCAGGCGAGACGACGAGCAACGGATCGAGAACCAGCAGGCGCACGTCGACGCGTGCTGCGTCGTAGCGTGGGCGACGCGAGACGACACGCGCGCGCGCGCCCTCGAGCGTTCCACCGCGAAGGTCGGGCAAGCCCGAGAACGCGTCAGGCAAGCCCGACAGGGTCACAACGTCGCCGATGCGCAAACTCAGGTGCGCCATCGTCAGCGACATCGAAACGTAGCGGCGCGCCAGCCCGTTATCGCCACGCTGGATGTCAGCGGCGATCGTCTGCATCTCGCCAACGGTCAGCGCGGCAGGATTGCGGTAGCTGTTCGGCTGGCGTCGTTGATACTCGACGATCCCGATTGAGCGGAATTCAAGTTGCTGCCGTTCCTGTGTACGCGGATAACGCTTGGCGGTCGCCGTGTCGATCAGGTTGAGCTCAACGCGGAATTCTTCGTTGGTTGGCGAGTAGTCGCATTGTGCCGTCGCGATCGGGTAGATCGCGCTTTCGTCGGCAACCACTTCGATCCGGCTGTCGGGGATGACCGAATGCACGCCGAGCGCCGTTGACGACGACACGCGCGGTGTAGCGAGCGAAAAGACAGATAGCTTCCCGTCGTTCGTGATGCGCGTTGCGGCGCCGTTGAGTTGGCACCACTCGCGCAGCGCGGCGCTGATCTTCTGCTCTTTGTCGACGACGATGTTGAATGGACGCGTGAACGGGTAATCGGTCCACGCTGTCGTATCTATCTCGGATGACGCGAACCCAGCACCCATGCGCCAGCCGGGATCGGTGGCGGTTTGCAGTCGACCCGGCAGGACATCGGGCGATAGCTGGCCCTCTTTCGATTGCAAGAGATAGAGCATCGACGACGGAATGCCGCCGACCATGGCAATCTGTTTTAGCGAGTCGACGCTACGGATGAATTCCTCAAAGCGCCAGCCGGTGAAGCTGCGCCGGAATCGCGGCTCAGGGTAGATCGCGATCTTGTTGTTCACCGTGTCGACGTTGGCGAGGTCGAAGATCGCGCCCTCGTCGCCTGCGCGCGCGACGACGTAAGACGGCCACGCAGCAGCAAGGCGAAACGCCGTCGCGTCATCGACGGGGAATTCGTACGCGGTTCGACCGCCCACCGTCGTCGTCGTGTAGCGGTCGGTGACGTTCGACGCCGACAAGCCAATACCGATCGAGCGTTCGTAGAATTCTTGAGCGCAGGACGCCAGCGACAGCGACCAGAAGAGGTCGCCGGTATGGCGTGGCGGCTCGTCGACGATCCACGTTCCTAAAAGCTGCTCGCTACCGCCGCCGTTGGCGTCGAGCGTGTAGCCATAGAGATACGCTCGACGACCACGCCACGACGGAGGGGTAGTGTAGATCGGATCCTCGTAGCCCGTCGTCGCGCCATACAGCGGGCGCGCCGTCGACCCGAAGACGCCGCGCGTGCATCCGGTGAAGCTCGCGCCAACGGTTCCGACCTTGATCGTTTCGCCGTCCGTGTAGACCGTTTGCCCGTTGGAAAAGCCGAGCGTCGAAAAAACCGTCAGCGACGTAGCCGCAGCGGTGGCGTCTGCCGTAAGCCACGTTGCGCGCCGCTTGTTGATCGCGAACAATGACGAGAGTGTCTTCGCATCGTCGTCGAGAAGATCGATCTCGAGCGTCGCGGCAAGCTCGCGCCGCTCGTCCATGTCGAGGGCTGCTTCGCCCTCTTCGATCCGAGTGATGCCGGCGAATTGCGTGTAGCCCGACAGCGACGTGGCGACTGCCGCGGGGATCGTGCGTTCGACGAACGCCACGGGCACGCCCTCGACGCGCAAGGCAAGCACCAGGTCGGCGTGGAGGTCAGGCCCAGCGAGGTCGGCGTAGAGCGTCACGGGTCACACCTTCGCATGTAGGCGCAGATCGGTGGAGTACAGCGGCACGCCCGGCCCAAGGCGCTGCGGCTCAAAGCGCGACAGCGCATCCTCGGAGAAGTTGCACATGCTCGTCAGCGTCGATGACGACAGCGCTGAAAGCGTCGTGCCCGTCACCGTCGGCTGCTCGTGGAGTTCGAGCGCGGCGCCTGCGCCGAAGCGCTCAAGGAATCCCTCAAGCGTATCCTGCGTACCAGCGAGCGCGCGCCTGACCAGCATGCGGCGCTCGTCGACGAAGGCCAGCCCGAGACGATAGGATTGCATGCGCGCCGAGCGCGTCACGCCTTGCACGCGGCCAGATACCGCGCGCGGTACGGCAACGATCCGCTCGCTGTATGGTTCGATCTCGCGCGCGATGTCGTTGGATACCCATCCCGCCGCGCACGCCTTCGTCGATGTCTTCGCGGTCGCGCTGACCGTGTCGTTGGCGCTGAATCCAAGCAGGGCCTCGTCAAACGTCGTCGCGGCGTCGGCCCAAAGCACGCCGAAGTTGTCGGCGCCGGTCGCGCGTGTGATCGTGATCGTAGTGTGCGCTGTCGCCGGGTCGATGCTGCGCGAAACAGTGATCGTGTAGGTGTTCGCCGATATGTTGGCGTTCTCAAGCGCGGTTTTCAGCGCGGGCAACAAGTCGCCTGCCGCACCGTCGCCGCGGAGGTAGTAGGTGCCCGCCAGGATCGTGGCGTTGCCGGTGTTGGCGCCTTCGGTGAAGCGCAACACGTTGTTTGCGTTCGTCAGAACGATCGCGCCGAGCATGACGGGATAGCTCACGCTGCACCTCGACGACGGTTTCCCGTCTGCATGACCTTCGCGATTTCACGCGCGGTATCTTCGGGCAACGGCCCACCGACGCCATAAGAAACATTGATCACAAGCGGCCCGCCACCGTCGCCGCCACCACGCGACGACCGAGGTGATGCGCCACGGTCGCGCGATGCGCTGCCTGCGCCCTTGGTTTCGGCGGGCGGCGTCATCGCCGTGCCGACGCCGCCCATCGTCAGACCGACGCCGACTGCGGCGACGCCCGTAGCGATCATGCCCGCGCCCATGCCGGGCGTCAGCGGGTTTGCCGACATGATGGCGCCCTCAAAGATGGCGCGCGTACCGCTGGCGACAAGCTGTTGTCCGGTCGCCGAAAGGAACGACGCGATCGCCTTCTGCTCGGCATCCTTCTCGCCCTTGATCTTGGCGTCGATGTAGCCTTGCGATGTCGACATGAGTTGCGATGCGACGGTTTGCCCGATGCCGATCTGAAATTCCGCTGTCGACTTTTCAACCGCCTTGATTGCGTCGGCCTTCTCTTTCGCGGCTTTCTTTTCTTCCGCCGCCCGTTCCTTTGCCTCTTTCTTTGCGATCTTCGTCTTTTCCTTTTCCGCTTTCTCAAATCTATTCAATTCCTGATCGGCAAACTTGTCTTCCGTCGCGATCAAGTCGCGCATGTTCGCTTCTGTCTCTTTCGCGCGCGCGTCTTCTTCGGCCTGCATGGCAGCGATGCCGCGCTTGATGCGGTCTTGCAGCGCCTTCGCCGAATACTTGTTGTCGATGACGCCAAACTTTCCGCCGTCCTCTTTCTTTGCGGCGTCGCGCGCAGCCTCTTTCGCCGTTAGTTCGGCATTCGCCTTTGTCAGCGCCTCAAGTTCTTGTTTCTGTTGCGCAAGGAGACCATTGTAGTCCTTCAATCGCGCGGCTGAATCCTTTGCCATCTGCTCGCGCGCGGCCTGCGCTTCTTTCATTTCCGGCGTCACAACATCTTGCAGACCGAACGCCTGCCACACCGATGTCATCGCCTGATTTTTCAGTGCGTATGCGCCAGATTTCGCCGCTTGCTGAATTCCGGGAAGATTCTTGCCAAGCGTTTCGATGCGCTTTTCAAGAGATGCGATGTTGGCGCGGTAGGTGTCCTCTTCGACCTCGCGCGCGGTCTTGCCGAAGTTCTTGAGTTCCATCTGTGCGTCTTTCAACGCCTGCGTCAAGTCTTCGGTCGTTTTTTTCGGCCCCTCGCGCAACGCTTTGTCGAAGCCATCAAGCGCGCCGCGCCACGCGCCCATATTGTCGGCGATTTCTTGTTGGATTGCGCTGTATGCCTGCCATGCACTCGAAAGCTGCGAAACGGCGACGGCGGCAATACCGATGCCACCGGCGAGGCCGAGGCCGCCACCAAAAGCCTGCACAACCTGCGGCATGTTGTTGACGACGCCGCGCAAACCATACTGCGCGTCGTCGACAAATTGACCGAGCACAAGCATCTTTTGCGCGGCCATGCCAGTCGACTTTTCAAGCGCAGGCATCGCCGCGCCGGCCTTCTTCGCGTTGGTCTCAAGTTCGCTGATTCTGGCGTTCAGTTGCTTCAGTTGATCAGACGCCATGACGGCATCGACGACGACCTTTAGCTCCATTGTCTCGCCGGCCATGTTCAGCGACCTTTCTGCGCCGGCAAGGGCGCTGCCTCGCGCTGGCGCGCATCGTCGGTCATCTTAGCACCTCGGCCCGCGTCGATGACGCTAAAAGCGTCGACCGCATGCGTCGACAGCACGCGCAGGGCCTCGATCCCCGGCTTGCCCTCGCAGGCACGCCAGAGCGCGAGCGGTCCCGTCACGTCGGGATGATCGAGCAGGTGACGCCGTGGGCAAGTGCGCGTCTCGTGCTCGGTACCGGCGAAGAACGCCATGCTTGCGCCGCCGTGGCAACCAAAGGATTTCCGCCGCGCTGCGGGACACCGCGAGCAGTCGAATTCGCTCAGGTCGACAGCGGTTGCAGCCCACAGCGCACGGCTTTTCCCGGGGGAAGCTCGAGGAAATGCCGCGCCGCCGTGTAAAGCGGCAGCAGCAGGCCGGCGAGGCGCAGCGCGGGCATCGACTCGGCCACGGTTGGCTTCAATCCCGCAAGCCCATCCAGCTTCGCCACGACGCCCACGACGGTCGTCTCGTAGGCGCGCTCGAGACGATCATAAGCTTCGCGACGCGCCATGACGTCGTCGCCCTTGCTGGCGTCACGGATGGCCATCCATGCCGCCTGCGTTTGCGCGTTCCAGAGGCGACGGGTCGCGTCGTCGACGATCTGCATCGTGACCACGATCCCATCAAGCGCGGCGTCTGGCGCAAAGTCGCCAAGCGGCTCGATCGCGTTGCCCTCTGTCGCTGCTGCAAGTTCGCGCGCGGCGGCGGCGACCTTCGCGCTATCGCGTTCGCCGTGCGCCAGAGACGCGCGCGCGACGAGTTCTCCCACCTCTTGCCAGTTGGTCGAATCGTCGAGGGGAATCCGCGCCTTCGTGCGCGCGTCGATCTCAGCCTGTCGTGAAGCGCGCGCGGCTTCGTGGGCCTCGCGCAAGACGTCGAGCAAAGCGACGGGGGCGCCTTGCTGACCGGGATAGATAAGAATTGTGGCCATGCGTCAGGGCTACCACGAAAAGACGAAAACCGCACCAACGCCGCCAACGCCGCCGGCACCGCCGCTGCCCGTGTTCGATCCGACACCGCCACCACCACCGCCACCACCGCAAACGCCGCCGACGCCGCCCGCCGCACCGCTTGTGTTCGCGGTAATCGTCCCGCCGCCGCCGCCGCCGCCATAGCCGCCACGGTTCGCGTTTCCTGCCGTTCCGACGCCGCCCGCCGTAGGCGCTGCGCCCGATGTGCCAGCCGTACCGCCGCCGCCGCCCGTCGTCGTCGCTGCACCGCCCGCAGTAGCAGCGACTAGGGCAGGCGTGACGGTCGCGCCTGCACCGCAACCGCCGCCTGCGCCGCCCCAGACAGTGCCGCCACCGGCAGAGTTCGCGGGGACGTTGGTGTGTCCTCCGCCTCCGCTGCCGCCGTGCTCGGTCATCACGGGCGCCGTCGCGGTCACGCTGCCCGCACTACCGCCGCCGCCGACGGGGACGGCGACGACAGGAGCGCCAGCGGTGCCAGCGGTGGCGCTTCCGCTGCCGCCGGCACCCATGCTGCCGCCGCCGCCACCGCCACCACCCGCAGCAGCAGAGTTCGCACCGCCGCTTCCGCCGCCGCCACCGAATGCGCTGATAGCGTT